GGATAGGGCTTGGATGTAGGGAGAACAGCTCCACAACTCTCAAACCACTTATCCTTACCTGTTCTTACATCAAAGAGAAAAGGCATAGCTTACAACTGCACATTGTCAAAGACATACCACGTAGCGCCCTCATCTTTCGTATACATGCCAATTAGTGTAATGCTGTTTGCTGTTGTATTCACATCAATAGCAGAGGGATTGTATACAGAGGGAAGAGCAAAAGTGTGTGCTCCTATTGCATCTTGCGTCACCTCAATCCAATGTCTACGAAAGCCCGGATAGCAGGGCAAGCTCTCTTGAGCAAAGCCTGTGACATCTTCTGTAAGTGTGATTGTCGTCAAGAACTTCTTAGGGTCAATTGTAAGCTCCCCTGCACTTACGCTTCCTACATAGATTGTTTCAGGGATAAGGGGATCGGGACCTACAACAGCATTGATGATGGGCCAGCCATTCATATCCAAGGGGGCATTCATCTGATTGCCTTCCCTTGAATTACGACTCAGCACATCTTCAAATCCCGCTGAGATGTCAGCAAAGTTACAATTAAGTTCTTCCTGAATCTGGTATCCGGGATGAATGTACCTGAGCTTTACAATAGCCATTATTTACTTCTTCTTACTTTTCTTTTTCTTCTCATCACCCGTAGGCTTAGCCTTAGGTTTAGGGCGTCCATTAACTGCTTGGTTAATAGCTTTATCAATATTCTTACCACGATTGAGGAAATCACTAAAGGCCATATCAGTCTCCTATTTGCTGTTTCTTCCACCACGGGCTTTGCCAGCTTTATTGCCAACCCTGCCCCCATGGCTACGATTAGTCTTCTGACTCACCACTCTCGTCTTCTTAGAGGCTGTATTACGAGAGGGATGATCCACATCCTTACCATCCCCCTTTCTCACCCTTCCTGCTGCCTCTGCACGCCTACGAGCTGTATTACGCTGTGCTCGTCTCTTCTTCTGTTCAGGTTTGGAATGGTAGGAAGCATATTCTTTCTTATAGTCTCTAGTCATCTTATTTAACAATTCCTAGACGAGTTAGATCAGATTCAACTTCCTTAGACAATCTTGAATTAATTTCGTTCTCTGTCTCATCTTTTCTGTTTTTAGGGCGGCCAGCACTTGGTCCTGTTTTCCATTTGCCCTCTGCCAACCACTTAGCTGCTGTAAATCCCTTAGCTCCTTCGTTCTTTGCAACTTCCACTACTTCCTTGATGGCTTCACTCCGAAGCTTAATTTCTGCTTCCTTACGCCATTCCTCCACATACTTTGAAAGTGTAGGATTGTCACAAATAGCTTCCCAAATCTTAAAGTCCCCTAGTACATTCTGTACAAATTGATATTCAGTGGGGTCATAATAATACTTCATGTATAGGAGCTTCATGGAGACATAGATACGGGGCTTACTGTCATCCACTGGCCCTTCCTGTACAACAGCCTTTCCATCCATCTGCTTGTCTTCCGCATAAATAGTGAAGAAGGGATGGAGATTGTAGGATGTGTTGGTTTCTAGGAATAGAGAGCCTACACGGTATTTGTTATTACCCGTCTTTCGCTGAGATGGAGAAAGAGGGAGAGACAAAGATGTCATATGACGTGTCCTATATGTGTTTGATATGTGTTTGATAGTCGCCTTCCGGCTTCGTACTATGCGTCGCTAATTGGGATAGACCGGATATAGTGTAATTATCTGAGAAATTTAGGAGGGGTAATGCATTATGTACGGACACCCCCCGGCCCCCCTTTGCCCCCAGCAGCCCTTGTACTATTTCTTGAATACAAATCATTCTCATTCTCATTGTCATTATTATTCTTGTTCATATATTTGTAATGATAATGAGTCTCATTCATATTATTAGGGTGCAATACCCTCTGTCAATCATTCTCACTCGCATTCTCATTCCACTAAACCGCGTCAACATGGGCTTGGCACACTCTTTGCCCTTGCATCACCCATGCCAACATACATGCCCATTAGACTATAATATTTTCTTATTGTTCCCATAAGCTTTTCTTTATGGCCCCTGTTGGCACGGTTGTTGCTCTTCGCGTGTTCCTTCTCTGCTTCCGTGCTGGCATAGTATAAAGGTTTGTTTATAGCTGGCATAAGAAATTGTGATTTGTACTGGGGTTGCTCCTTGCGTAAAGTCCTAATCAAGCCAAGGCACAACGGTGCCGAGGCGGCAAACCAAAAAGGGTTTGCAAAGGGTGAGATGCTCTGATAATGTTCACCCATGGCCTACGAATGGTTGGCCAGCCCGCAAGGCGGGCGCTCTTTGACAGTACGGTAGCTAATGGCGCGGGCAATGCTTGCGTGTGTTTCCTGATGGATGTTGGGGAAGGGATGCGAATAAGAATCATTCTCATTTGAGAATTGGTCGTAAAGGCAGCAAGCTCTGCTTGCGTCGCATCCTTGTACCTATAACGCACACGCTTGGATTGTTCGAACGCCCCACAATTGCAACGCCCATCGCTGGGACCGTTGGCATGGTAGGCCATGTATTAGCTGCCCGACTTTAACAATTTGGAATTGGTGCAGCGTGGTGACAGTACGCTAGAGGCATTAGCCTCACACCGACCACTAGGCGTAAGCTCGTGCCCGAGTAGGGTAGAAAGCAGCACTGGCGGTATATAAAAATTAATGAAGGCAAGCTATAGGGCATCATTTGTTGGTGCCCTATGACGTGCCACAAGGCGCGATTGGTAACACATTGGACGTAGGTCCACAACCTTGAAAGGGTGAAGTTATGAAAATCGCAAACATTGAAGTTTTGAATGCCAGCGCTACTGTCAAAGCAGCGGCTGCATACAAGGGGAAGAAAGCACAAGAGCGTAAGGCAGCAATCATGCAGGTGTATATCTCCTGCGCATGGAACTACGTGGAAAGCTCTGACGTGAAGCATCTCAACAATATTGTCGAGGTTAGCTCTGACAATGGGCAAGTGCGGGCTGCACAATCTCTTGTTCGTGCCATTGCATTCCATGCATTCAACAAAGAGTTGGGCATGTTCAAGGATGGTAAGCTGGATAAGAAACAAAAGGCAAAGCGGGATAAGATTGCCGAAAACATCGAGCAGACAATTGCCGATTGGTATCACGGTGAGTTGAAAGCAGGCAAACCGGCTGCATTCAACCCGGAGACACGGTTTAAAGGACTGCTCAAGGCCATGATCGAAAAGGGTGATATGTCAGCCGATGAAGCGAAGGCATTCATTCTCGACAACCTCGACCGTGAACTGTCACAAGTTGCCAAGCTGGAGGCATAAACCATGCGCCTCACTATCACCATTTATACACTCGGCGTTTCTTTCGCCGGATGGTTTCTTTTCCAAGCAGGCGCTAAAGCCTTGGGGATGTGATTATGAAAGTCAAGCAGTTTCGAGTATTCAATTCCTATGGTGTCCGTATTGGTAGGGCATACACTAAGCAGGAACAGGCCGTCAAGGCATTGCGCCTGCTGGAGGATGGTGGGCATGTTGAGCTCCTATACTACGGCGTGGTGGCTGCTAAGAACACCCCTCGCGGAAGTGTAATGGTAATGGATAACTCCGGGATGCCTCGGCATATTGGTAATGTAGAAATGTCCCTAGGCAACTCCAATCCGTCACCGTTTAACTGAGGGGCTTCAGCCCGTCTATCTGAGGAGGCTCCGGCCTCCTTTTTATTGCCTGCCAGTTAGTGAGAATGAATGATGATAGTAGCTGACGGCGGGACGTACCGGGAGAATCTTATGCGTAAGATTGAACAAGAAATGGTTAGTGCCTTGAATGGTCGGAGGAACTGGCGTAAAGGCAATACAGAAGTTGTGCAAGACAGGAGCTGTGGAGGTATGTCAGTTTATCTCCATCACAATCTTATTGCATTTACCTACGGTGGCACAGTGTGGCCAGTGTTGAGCACATTCCTCGACTACCCCACACGAACCACTTCCAGTCGATTGCGTGCATTGGGGATTGATGCATCTATTAAGAAAGGTTGGCCATGCATTAATGGGGTCAAAGTGTAAGGAGTTAATATGCAAATCAATCTGATTAAAATAGGGGAGCATTATGCTCTCTCACAGGTAGGCGGGGCATACCCTGTCGAGTTTTGGAATTTCACCACCAATCGGTGGGAGCAGGGGGATGTCTATGCATCTACTGATTTCTTGGTAAGAGCAGACGTTGCCCAGCATTTGCTGGATTTGTTCACTGTATCTATGGAACTTGCGGAAACAAAGGAGACTTAATCATGGCTAATAAATATCCAACAACATCAGGGACTGGTAAAACCAGATATACCACCTATAATTATGGCAGCAAGTCACGACTGACTGTGACGGACCTCTGTACACGGAAGCTGTCTTATCCTCATTTCAGTGGCTGCAAGGCGGATGTTATCCGGTTTGATTATGCTCACATACCCGGTTGGGAGTGGAAACGGGCGCATGTTCTGTTTCTCCGGGAATTGTTTCGGGCTGTTGGTTTGCCTGATTCTATTACACGACAAGTGACAGTGCCCAACCTGTCCAACCCGGACAAGGGGGTGTTGTTCCACACAAAGAACCATCCCGGCCCTGTCATCCTATTAGCTCACAGCCTTATCCGGGATATGTATGAGTGCCCTAATAAGGCATGGGTAGCCTATTTTGTATGGCGGAGTGGGTTTAATGCCCTTGATTCCTACAATTTTGCATCTTATTTTAGGCCTTCAAGACCTCGTACTGGGAAAATTGATTGGTCTGATTCCGGCTACAATGGGTCTCAAGCTATTGACAGAACTTCATGTATTCTTGTACCTATTGGGGGTAGGGCCGATAAGATGGTATGTTATAAGGAAACGGGTCGGCTCAGTGATCCCCGTATCCCCAATAATGTGGTTGTATCCCTTATGGATGTAAAAACCTATGGATATATACTGAAACTGGCTAATGCTATTAAGAAGAGAGTAAGGCCAACCGACGGAGATAAGTATGTTCACCACTTTATGTACAAGGAGGGATGATGATTACTCTTGGGGCTGATGTAGAGATGTTCTTCACCAAAGGGGGCAAGGCAGCTAGTGCTATTGGTCTGCTTGGTGGGGATAAGGCCAACCCTGTGTGGGTGGATGAGTCGTTCAACATTCAAGAAGACAATGTACTGGCAGAGTTTGCCATCACTCCTTGCACCACTGTCGAGGAATGGACAGGGAAGATTGGTAAGGCTGTTTCTCATCTGCAATTGGTGGCACAAACCAATGGAATGGGTCTTGAACAACTATCATCATCTGTGCTTGATGATGTGTGGCTCCAAACTGATGCTTCCAAGGTATTTGGTTGCAGCCCTGATATGGATGCTTATGCTGGCGTTGAAAAGCGTCCTGAGCCTGCTGGTAATCTTCGCACTGCTGGTGGTCATATTCATGTTGGCTATCAGTCTGACTTTGATATGGCCTCTGATCTGGCTAAGTGGATGGATATTTTCCTCGGTGTCCCGTCTGTCCTTATGGACAAGGATCAACGGAGACGTGAGCTTTATGGGCAGGCTGGAAGCTATCGGATGAAACCCTATGGGATTGAATACCGTGTATTGTCCAATTTCTGGCTGTCCATCAAAGAGTGGGCTTGGGAAAATACGCATGTTGCCTATGAGCGATGTGCGGAGGATGAGCCTCCTGCTAAGTGGGATGTGCGCTCAATCATTAACAACGGGGATGTTGATGGGGCTAAACGAATTGTTAAAGAAATGGGGGTGGTTCTGCCATGAATCTGCTTAGTGAGGAACTACACAGTGACATCAATCTCAAATACCAAGGCACCTATGTGCTGTACAATGGGAATGTTGTCAAGTTTGAGGGTGTTCAATCCCCCACAACTGGTATGATTTATACAGGAGCTGAGGATTTGAAGGAAGTGGGGCTGGATAGTCTGTATTGCCCTGAGCTTCCTTGGGGTGCTGTAAACAACCTATCCGGGACTAATGCCCTTGTATTCTACCGAACTGCTCAACGCACTGTTCGTAAAGGCATCTGTGAGAATAACACCTATTGCTCACAACGTCTCAACTTGAATCGACTCCGTGCCTATTTCAATCCCACCTACTCAACCTTCACCCGTCTGTCCAATCCTGAGAACAGTGGGGCATTGTCCCGTATGTTCTATGTACAGGAAGGACGTGTGTTTATGACTGGGTTTGGCAGGATTGGTCGGATTAAGGATGGTGGTGTGGAGCTAACCATCGACCCCAGTAGCAGTCCCTCTAACCACTATCTTGCAAGGCATGTCAAACAACAGCTTGAGAGAATTGTGGGGGATGTTGTAATCCAGATTACTGATCCAAATCTGACAAATTGGTAGACTAGGAGGGCACCATGTCCCATAATATCTCAGACCTGTGTGGTAAGCGCATTAGCCTCCATGAATTGGAATTTGATTACAACGATTTCGTAGGGATTGAACAAGAGCTTGAGAACATCCCTAAAAGCGCATTTCGTGGTGTTGTAGGTGTTACAGCCACCAATGATGGGAGTCTTCGAGGTGATTATGCATGTGAGGTGGTTAGTGAGGTGACACCTGCCTCCAAGCTACGATACATCTTGCAGCATGTAGAGAGAGTGGCTGTTGATTGGTGCAATGATCATGAGATTAGTGTTGATGATTTGACTGGGGAACGCACTTCCACTCATGTCCACCTTAACATGACTGATGTCACCACTGATGATGTGAAGAAGATGGTGTTGGTGTATATGGCTGTCGAGCCCTACATCTTTGCCAGTATGTTCCCTAATCGTGAGTCTAATCGGTTTTGTGTGCCGTGTTATTCGGCTGCTCCTGAGGTTCAGTTCATGAACCTGCGTTCCACCAAGTATTGTGCTCTCAACCTCCGAACCCTCAGCCGTTTTGGCACTATGGAGTTTCGGCACATGGGTGGCAACATCAGTGTGGAATCCATTGTTCATTGGGTGAAGATTATTCTTCGGCTCAAGCATATTGCAATCAACAAGAGCATGGATGATCTACTCAATCTGGTGGCAAGTGGGGGTGTGCCTGATCTGGTGTTTGGTGTTGGTCATAATGCAACACAGGAACAGATTGATTTGGGAATTAGCACAGCTTTGCGCAATGCAGCACGAAATAGCGTATAAGCGTTTGTAAATTGTTTTGTGTAGGCATGTACTAGACACATGCTTACAAGCTCTTAGAGAGCCTCTCAGGCTACGAGAGAGCCATTATCTAACAGGAGACACGATAATGTGTGGTATTATGGGGTTTGTCAGTGGCAAATATGATGCTGACCTGTCTAAGTGGGCAGATAATGCATTGCTGCTGGATACGCTACGAGGCACCCACTCAACTGGTGCCGTGTTTGTTAAGGGAGGGGAGGCTGCCTATTACAAGCGAGCTGTCCCCGGTCATGATTTCATCCATCTTCCTGTCTATAAGCGCATCAAAGATGCTGATGCTAGTTTCTTCATTGGGCACAACAGAGCAGCCACTATGGGCGCTGTCAATGACAACAATGCCCATCCATTTGAATGTGGGGATTGGATTGGTGTTCACAATGGATCTCTCCATAGTGGCTGGAAGACCTACCTTGGTCATCAATACGATGTGGACAGCGAAGCAATCATTGCACACATTGATGAGCATGGGTTGAAGGAGACGCTTGAAAAGCTGGAGGGTGCATACAGCTTGGTGCTGTATAACGTAGTGGAGGAGAAGCTCTACTTCGCTCGCAATGATGAGCGTCCTATGCATCTCATCTTCTGCAAGAGTGAGCAGATGTTCTATGGCAGTGAGCTTGACTTGGTTAGGGCTGCCACTGTACGCAATCGCTTCTACCCTGAGAAGGAAGTAGAGACCAAGGTAGGCACCATCTACTCTATTGATGCATCCCTTTCCTTCAAAGAGGAGGACACTTTCACTGTAAAAAAGCAACAAAAAACCACCACCTACCCAAGGGGAACAACAAATCAAAGAGCAATCATAAGCAGAGGCACCCATTTGGGTGCTGGGTCTAGTAGTGCCACCACTAAAGCTAGTAAAGGAGGTTATGGTGGATTCCCGCCTAGCTTCCCCGGCGGCAAAAAGCCATACACGCCCAAAGATATTGTGGAATGTTATTTCACAAAGGTTGAACCTTGGGGCAATGATCAGAGTAAGTTCAAGGTGGTGGGCTTTGTTGATGATGACCAACTCACGCCAATGATGCTAGCAGATGTTAGCAAGTCAGTTGGTGATGCCCTTATCTATGCTAGTGAGGCAGTGAAGATTGAGGTGGCATTTGGAATGGCAATTTATGAAGGGAAGGCCTGTCTTATAGGGAAGATAGATGAGAAAGAGATATTTAATCAGGAGGGAGTAGATGAGAGATGTGGCCATTGTCTTGGTGTGTTGTCACGTGAAGACAAGGTAGATATGTTTATGATTGGTGGGGAGCCTGTATGTCATACCTGTTGTGTAGAGAATCATTGGGTGGGCGCATGAGAACACGTATCTATTGTAATCGTCCCTCTAACTCCGCACGGGAGTTATCTCGTGCTATGGGAGTCAAGAGGATTAAGAGAAACAACAGCCGATATAGGGAACGTGTAGGAGATGTAGTGGTTAATTGGGGGAGTAGTGATGTTCCCTTCTCCCGTGCCACTGTGCTGAATAGCAACAGCTATATTGCAAGCAATAAGCTCACAGCATTCAGGAAGATGGAGGAGATGGGAGTGGAGAACATCCCATTCTTCACCACATCATACGAAGATGCTGTAGAGAATATTACAGGCAAATGTGTTGCTCGTATCCTTCTCTCATCTCATAGTGGGAGAGGTGTAGAGATTGTAGAGAGCGTCTCTGAACTGGCGGGGAGGGAGGATGTTCGTCTGTTCCTTCCTTACATCAAGAAGAAGCATGAATATCGTGTACACGTCTCTGCTTTAGATGGTGTGTTTGATATTCAACAGAAGAAGAAACGTAGGGATGTGGAGGATGTGCATTATCAGGTGAGGAACCACGGTAATGGTTGGATTTATGCACGAGATGATCTAAACATTGATGATAGTAGTTTGCTTGCATCTATTGCAGAGCAAGCTGTATCAGCCCTTGGTCTTCATTGGGGTGCTGTAGATATCATCTACAACGAATATTACAACCAGTATACAATCTTGGAGGTTAATACAGCAGTTGGTTTAGAAAACACTACACTTATTAATTATTCTAATATGATTAATAGACTTATTAATTATTATAGTTAATATATACTTATTTGTATATATTTATATATTATATATATTATATATATTAGTATAATATATAAGAAAGTAATAATAAATATTATAGTAAATATAATAGTAAAGGTGTTAGTTATGTTTTAGTTTATTTTATGATTCTTTGAATCCAACCCCCCTTACCCCCCTTTGACAGGGATATTTTATGGAAGTTCAAAATTGATAGAAATTTTCTCTCATCTCCTGTAAGGCTTTCCTACATCTTTTATGTAGGGTAGGGTAGGGGAGGGGGCTAAAAGCTCTCAGAGAGGCTCACAGACAACGAGAGAGGCATGTATGAGCACACTAGTGGCAGTGTATGGAAGTTTGAAAGAAGGATATGGCAATCATCGTCTTCTTCTCTCATCTGACAAGATGGGTGAAGATTGGGTGGAAGGCTGGCAGATGTATTCCCTTGGTGGTTTTCCTGCTATTGTGAAAGGCAATAGCAAAGTGAAAGTGGAAATTTATTCTGTAGATGAGGAAACTTTCTCTCGTCTTGACCGTCTAGAAGGGTATCCTTCATTTTATGATCGAGAGCAAGTAAAAACAGTACAGGGTGATGCATGGATCTATTTCCACCATTATAAGCCTAATGCCCCTGTTGTTGAAGATGGGGATTGGTAATTAGCCACCTTAAGCGTCTGCACATGGCGCCTATAGCTCAATTGGACAGAGCTACAGCCGTAGGTTGCAGGTTCACCAAACATTTAGGAGAGACAGATGAATCCAAACAACCCAACATTCCGACCAATGCGAGACTATTGGCTAGATGTAGATGATTGGCAAGTGCATGTCTTGTATTACAGCCCAGCCACACCAATGGTGATTACAGGCTCGGGATTTGGTGATGCTATCCCTCCTGATCCTGAAGAGATTGTGTATGAAGTGTGGTGGAACGGGAATGTGTTCTATGCAGATGAACTAAGCCATGAAGATGATGAGAAAATCAAGAGAGCAATCAGGGAGTGGGAAAATGACCCGGACTATTGAGCTGACAGATGAACATATGGAAGCCCTTAATAAAGGGGGATCAATTACAATTCAAGGTAAAGAGCCTGAGCCTGAAATCGACTGGAACAGTATGATTGGTCGGTTGATTATGGTTCGTGATTATGATGACAGGGAATGGTATGGGCCTGTTGAATTGGTTGGAATTAATGGAAGCCTGTTTAAGACAACTGTATATGATTGGAAACAAGCCAAACCATACGCAGGCCCAACCCGTCCGAATTGGATTGAGTGGAGTGGTGGTGAGTGTCCGGTTTATGGAGGGGCTTTAGTGCTGACAGAGTGGAAAAATGGTAGGCACGATTCTGGATTGGCGAGGTTGCTAGATTGGGTAAAAAGAGATAGGGGCAATGATATCGTCCGCTACACCGTGATTAAACCGTAGGGAGTGGGGGAATGACATCACATGACTTCATAGAGAAACATGCTGTGATGTTCTCAGATGCAACGTGTGTCATTAGGGGCATCACTTCACATGGGACGGAAGTGTTTGTACCCGTATCAACAGATGACCCCATCCCCCTTAGGGATGAGTTTCAGTCCACTCTGTCAAGTGAGCAAACAAAAGGTGAGTGAAATGAGTGATAATGACAACATTGGACGACCCAGCCACTACCAAATCAATGATGGTTGCGAGGTTATCGACGTGCGGGAGTGGTGGCTGAATTGCATCGTGGAGCGTTTGCATGATGCTGACGCGAGTGGCAACCCTCATTATGTGCAGGAGCATGCCCTGATTGCGTGTCAGCACGAGATCAGCCACCTAGACCGCGCCCTAGAGTACCTACTCCGCGCCCCCGTCAAGAACGGCATGGGAGACGTGCACAAGGCGTACCAGTATTTGCACCGCGCAATCTATGGAGAGTGGCCACATGAGTAATGAAGCTAAATACCTAACCCAGCTTCGACGCATCTTGAATTGTGGAGAATCCAATCGACCTGATCGTACAGGGACAGGCACAATCTCTTACTTTGGAGATCAAGTTAGGTATGACCTCCGACAAGGCTTCCCTCTCCTTACCACCAAGAAAGTGTTCTGGAAGGGTGTTGTGCATGAGTTGCTGTGGTTCTTGAGTGGAAGCACAAATAACAACGACCTCACTAAGCATGGCGTTCATATTTGGGATGAGTGGGCATGTGAGGATGGTTATCTTGGCCCAATCTATGGAGAGCAGTGGCGCAATTGGGATGGAGGCTGGCCGGGCAGTAGTAATTATGACCAGATCGAGGAGGTAGTGTGCAATATCAACTCTGATCCCTATTCCCGCCGACACATTGTAAGCTCATGGGCAGTGCATGAACTTGAGTGTATGAACCTACAGCCATGCCACATCATGTTCCAATTCTATGTAAGTGGAGATGGTTATCTTGATCTGCAATTATATCAACGTAGTGGCGATATGTTTCTTGGTGTTCCTTTTAACATTGCTAGCTATTCATTGCTGCTCTCTATGGTGGCCCATGTAACGGGGCTGCAAGCCCGCTATTTCATCCATACACTGGGGGATGCACACATTTATTCCAACCATGAAGATCAAGTGAGAGAACAACTTAGCAGGGCCCCACGAATTCCCCCGGAACTATTCCTTAATCCATCAATCAGAGATATTGATGATTTCACTTTTGATAACATCATGCTGGAGGGTTACAACCCCCATCCTGCAATCAAAGCTCCTGTAGCTGTGTGAGGATATATGACAGAAATTAGACTAATTACAACCGGTGTTGTAGCCCGAGTGCAAATGGCTTGGGCTATGTTTTGGAACTTCCTCCGTGTGATAATCTTTGGAGAGATTAAGATTAGGTTTAAACTGGATGGAGATCCTTATGATGATTATGAATAAGATTGATACATTGGACGAAGCGTCAGAATGGATTGATGATGGACGCACATACAGTACAGATGAAGAAATGAATGAAGAGGAACAATACATTAATGACGACCTCGACGCAGAAGAACCACTCCAATTCTGAGGAAGAGCTTAACCAAATAGAGCAAGAGATGAAGCCCTTGCGTAAGCGTCATCCAAAACGTGTGGCAAGGAAGAAGAAAACTCTTGCTCAATTTGTTGAGCTTGATGACCAATTAATTGAAGAGCTTGAAGAAGAGGCATATAAAGATGGGTAAGTTCTTAGATATAGATGACGTGGCGGCTGGTAATCCGGTGGCAGAGAAAGAACTGGCTGAATTGCGCGAGCGCATCGAAGAGCTTGAGCGGGAGCGTGATGAGTTTGGGGCCAGGGTGGCGGCTGAGATGGCTGTGCGCCTTGCTTACAAGATGATTGATCTGGCAGAGAGCGCAGCAGAAGACGGGGATGACAACGCCGCTGATGCCTTCGCCTACGCGTGTGATGTGTGCATGAGTGAGGTCAAACGCCTACGCCGCGAAGCCGAGGCTGACGCCGAACGCATTCTCCACAAAGCCGAGGGGGATGAGTGATGATTCCTGACATGATACTTATCGGGGTCGCCCTCGCCGGTCTTGTGGCCGGTGTGTGGGCAGCTGCCCAGATTCGCTCCGTGCGACGTGGGTACAACCGTGTGCGGGCTGACCTCGTCCACCTCAACTGGCAGTTTGAGTACATTGGACAAACCACCGCACACCGCAACGACATTGAGAAGCTGCATCTGCGCTACGACCGCTTACTGGACTATCTGAACCTAGCCGAGGTAACCCCAAAGATCGGCGTGCGCATCATGACCAAGGTAGAAGCGGAAGCCGAGGGAGGTGAGTGAATGACAACAAGGCAGCCATGCCCTCGTTGCAGAGAGAATGGCAGAGACAGAACAGGGGACCATCTATTCCTGATGGAAGATGGTAAGAGCTGGCATTGCACTAGATGTAAATACACTGTGAAGAACGGAGAGGAAATGGATGAGGTAGTAGAAAGAAAAACACCACAAACAAGGCTGTCTGTAGAAGATGTGCTTGCCCTGCCTGTTGATGATGTACCAGCCCGTGGACTTCGGGCTGACATTCTGGAGAAATATAATGTCCGTGTAGGCTATGATGAAGGCACAGGGGATGTTCGTTATATATTCTTCCCCCGCTACCGTGATGGACACCTTGTTGGCTTTAAGCAGAAAGATCTAGTGCATAAGAAGTTTTTCCCCGTAGGGGATATGAAGAACTCAGACTTTTTTGGTCAGCAGCTTTATGGCAATGGTGGTAAGTTCTTGATTGTGACAGAGGGCGAGGAAGATGCTCTCTCCATCTCTCAAGCATTAGCTGATCGTGGTAAATCCTATCGTGTTATCTCCATGCAGGATGGTGCAGGGACAAACACCCTGAAGAAGAGCCAGAAGGCTCACGAATATCTTGAATCATTTGAGAAGATTGTCCTTGCATTTGACCAAGATGAGGCAGGGCAACAGGCAGCAGAGGATTGGAGTAAGATGCTGTCTCCGGGGAAGGCTCGTATCACCCATCACCCCATGAAGGATATGAATGATCTTCTCCAGAATGGACTGGAAGATGAGATTTGGAAAGCCATCATGTCCTCTCAGCCCTTGAAAGTTACGGGTGTTGTGTCCTCTGGCAATACATGGGAACTCATCAGCAACAGAGAGACAGTGGAAAGCGTTCCCTATCCAGAGGAATGGAAGGAGATGAACGAGATGACCTATGGAGTTAGGGTAGGGGAGCTTGACACATGGACCTCTGGAAGCGGCATGGGCAAGACGCAAGTGCTGCGTGAGCTTCAATACCATTTGCTCAAGAATACAGATGCAAACATTGGCATTCTTGCATTAGAGGAACCACTGCACGACAGCATTGAAGCGATGATGAGCCTAGAACTCAATCGCCGCTACCATCTCCCCGACATTCGGGAGACAATTAGTGAAGAGGAGGCATACAACGCATGGCTTGCAACAGCAGGCACTAACAGACTGCACCTGTATGACCATTGGGGGAGTGAGGATGCAGAGAGTTTGCTCTACTACATCCGATACATGGCTCAAGCACTTGATTGTAAATACATTTTCCTTGACCACCTTTCTATTGCTGTCAGTGAATATGCTAGTGAAGGGGATGAAAGGAAGAACATTGATGTGCTTATGAGCAAGCTAAAGCGGCTCACTCAGGAACTCAACATCTGGATTGGGCTTGTAGTCCATCTCAGGAAAACATCAGGGGGTGGTAGTTTTGAAGAAGGTGAAGTTCCCTCACTGGATGATTTGCGCGGGTCTGGGAGCATTAAGCAGCTTAGCAACAGTGTATTTGCTCTCTCTCGTAATCAACAAGCCACTTCAGATGAGGATAGAAATACATCGGGGCTGCACGTCCTCAAGTGTCGTTTCACAGGAGCAACGGGGGAAGCTGGTAAGCTCTTTTTTGACAGAAGCACAGGCCGTATGCACCGCTCAGAAGAAGGTGCTCATTTTTAGTAAAGGGAGATTTAGTTGTGCGAATAGTATTTGATACCGAGAGCGATGGCTTCCTAATTGTTGCCAACAAGCTCTTTAGTATCTGTGCTGCTGACATAGATAGCGGGGTTAGGTATAGCTTCCGCTACGATCAGATTGAAGAGGGACTGGCCCTCTTGTCTGAGGCTGATGTAATCATTGGCCACAACATCTACATGCATGACTTGCCCTTGATTAAAAAGCTGTACCCTTGGTTCTCTTATAAGAGTGCTGAAGACACCTTCATCATGTCCTCTCTTTATATGCCTGACAGGCCCGGCGGCCACTCTGTAGAAGCATATGAGAATGTAACAGGCATCCCTAAGGTGGGGCATGAAGACTGGACTAAATGGACTCCTGAGATGCAGCACCGCTGTGAACAGGACGTTGAAGGCAACATCCTAATCTGGGAGCATCTCTCTGAGAAGATGGGCAGTGGTTGGGATAAGGCTCTTGAGCTTGAGTATTCCGTTGCTCGTATCCAAGCGCAGCAAAGCATCAACGGAGTGTTGTTTGATAAGACTGCTGCTCGTAAGCTGTATAGGGAAATTGATGATCGAATCAAGGAAATTGAACACATCTTGCAGGAAGAGCTTCCAGATAAATGGGTCATGCATGGCACCACTCATGTAAAGAAACCATTTAAGATGGATGGAAACTACAGCAAGTCTGTTGAAGACTGGATGGAAGAGGATGTAGAGCATGTAGCAGGTCAGTTTACGAAGGTTAGGACTAAAGAGTTTAACATCAACAGTGACCAACAGGTTAAGGAGTATTTCCTAAAGCAGGGCTGGCAGCCCACACAGTGGAACTACAAGAAGAATCCAGAGACAGGCTTCAAGATGAAGGATAGCAGGGGAGAACTTATTAAAAGCTCTCCTAAGCTCTCTGAGGACTCTTTCCACACAATTCAAGGCAACCTACCACAACTGATTGCCGAGCGCGCTGTACTGCTTCACAGACGTTCTCTCATCTATAATGTTAGGAAGACCGATGGGGCATACACAGGTTGGGCCAATATTATAAGACCAGATGGAAGGATCAGTGCGGACGCTATCCCGCAGGCCACACCAACTGGACGATACAGGCACAAGGGTATTGTGAATGTCCCTAAAGCAAAGGACAGTGTGCTGTATGGCAAACGCCTTAGAGCATTGTTCATTGTGCCAGAAGGAAAGACAATGGTGGGCACTGACGCTGTTGCTCTTGAGAATAGGGTTGAAGGGCACTATACTGCTTTCTTTGATGAAGGCAAGTATGCCGAGACATTGCTCAAGGGCGATCCACACACATCCAACTCAAAGGCATTCTCCAATGCGCTAAACATCAATGTAGACAGAGACTTATCAAAGAAAATCAAGTATGCAATCACCTATGGGGCACAGCCCGCTAAGATTGCTGAGACAGCAGGTGTTAGTATGAAAGCTGGCAAGATGTTGTTTGACGCATTCTGGAAGAACAACCCAGCACTAGCGTCCCTTTATGGATCAGTTAGAGAACAATTGAATAAACGAGGATATTTGCTAGGGCTTGATGGTCGAAAGATAAGGATTAGGAATGAACATGCAGCACTTAATGCACTGTTCCAATGCGCTGGTAGCTTGGTAGTGAAGAAAGCCACATCCCTTTTGTGGGAGCATTATGTACCAGATAATGAAATTGATGCAAAGATTGTGCTACATTTCCATGATGAATTTCAAGCGGAGGTGGGGAACTTAGATGTAGATAGGTATGTCGAACTATCCCAACAATCATTTAGGGATGCAGGAACTTATTTCAACCTGAACATTCCAATCGAAGGCGACGCCCAAGTGGGCATTAACTGGAGAGACACTCATTGAGCGTTTCCCTAACTAAACTGAGGAATCAAAATATGGCACTCACTGTAAGCACAAGCCCGACCAAGAAAACTGACAATGGCCGTGTAGAAGATGGTCCACACATGGCTCGTGTGGTTCAGATTATTGATCTGGGTATGCAGAAACAGACGGACTGGAAAACTGGTGAAGTACAGACGTATGATGATGGCAACCCCATCATCAAGCCGGAAGTCTTTATCACCTATGAGTTTCCAACTGATCGAATTGAGATTGATGGGGAAAGCAAGCCCCGTTGGCTCAGCAAACGCTACACCATGTCTCTTCATGAGAAGAGCGCTCTGACAGCCCTAATCACAGCCGTAGACCCTGCTGGGGCTAAAGGCAAGAGCTATGATCTGAGCAAGCTCATTGACAAGCCGCTCATGGTGACTGTTGGCTCCACCTCTAACGGAAATCCTAAAGTAACGAGTGTGTCTGGTATTCCTAAGGGGATCAAGGTTGACCCACTGGAGAATGACAGCAGGCTGTTTGATATGGGTTCATTTGATATGGAAGTGTATGAGAGCCTCCCTAACTTCATTCAGGAAATCATCCAGAACAGCGAGTCATTTAAAGGATTCCCTAAGTCTGCCAAACCTAATAAGGAAGAGCTAGATGATGTGGATGATGACGCCCCGTTCTAATCTAATCAAATAGTCTGACACTTACAGAGCCCTCTACGGAGGGCTTTCTTACCTAAGGAGAGAATATGCCTGCAATTATATATCAAAATGATTGGTACAAAGTGTACCAGAAAAAAGATACATATGTGATGGTTAACGAAGCTACTGGAGTTGAGGAGTATGAAAATAAACTCCTAGTTGTTGTAATCAAGACAGCTAAAGAAGCCAATAACTATTTGCTTCAAATGGAGATGGAAAGAGAAAATGAGCCTGTTAGTAAACAAGCCTGAGAAGAATGGGAGGGTGGCTGTCATTGATGGGGACCCTCTTGTCTACCGCATTGGTTTTGCTAATGAAAAGAAAATCTACAAGAAGGATGGAGAGGAGTTTGAAGGGGCTAGGGCTGTAAAAGAAGTCTATCCAGATGCAGATATGACAGAATGGGAGATTGAAATTAGGCCAGCCCCTGCCAACCATCTATACAATTCTATCCATCTCGTGATGCAGTCCATCCTAGATCAAACAGAGAGTGATGATTATGCTCTCTACATTGGAGGAAAAGACAACTTCCGTGAACAAGTGGCTGTGAGTCACAAGTATAAGGGGACAAGAGATGGCTTACACAAGCCCCACCACTACCATAATGCAAGAAACTTTCTTGTGGAAGCATATGGGGGTATTGTTGTCAATGGTATTGAGGCAGATGACGCTGTATCAATCCACCATCTGTCACTCCCTGATAGCGTTCTTTGCACTATTGACAAAGACATGGACATGATTGAAGGCTGGCATTACAACTATGCCAAAGGACAGATGTATCATGTCAGTGAGCATGAGGCTCTAGTTAATTTCTATGCTCAGATGCTCTCAGGTGACACCTCAGACAATATTGTAGGAATTAGGGGGGTAGGTAAGAAGAAAGCCCACAAGTGGCTCAGAGAGGCTGAGACAGAGCAAGAGATGATAGATGTTGTCTTCCCTCATTACATCTTTGAATTTGGGGATGAAGCACATAACAGATGGTGTGAGAATGCTCAACTTCTCTGGATGTTGAGAGAGCCAGAAGGGTGGTGGGCAATGCCTGAATATTTACAGGAGAAATTCAATGAGCAAGTATGAAATTGCTGCTGAAGAAGTACTGCAGCTAGTTAGTAAAATTGATGCGTTGTACTCATCAGCGGTTAATGATGGAGACGAAGAAGCAGCAAAGGTATTAGTTTGTGTCAAAAACATATGCCTTATGAGCTACAAGGAGCTTTTAAATAAAGCTGATCAAAATGCTTCTGACATTTTGAAATACAGGGTGTAATAATGAGCAAGTATGACAAAACATTGTACAACGGCACAGTGATTGATGTGTATGATGTACTAGATGCATGGGGGGTTAAGAATCCTGCTGTGCAACATGCAATTAAGAAACTCCTACAGCCCGGTAAGCGAGGAAATAAAACAGCTCTTGATGATTTGCATGAAGCATACCAGAGCATTGCAAGAGCCATTGATCTAGAAACCGATAGAATAGATGATAAAACACAAGGAGAGCTGTTCCCAGAAACTCTATTCGGTGGGGAGTCCCTGTAATATGGGACGTAAGACACCTCCATTCAAGGAGTACCCCGACTGGACTACCGCTAAGTTCTGGTCTTTTGTAAGATCAGGACTAAGAGCTAAATGGTCTAGGTGGCCTCCTAAGTTCAAGAAGCTAAACAGTGCTAAGAGAACAGTGGAGGGTAAGCGGCACAAATATGAATATAAATGTGCCAAATGCAAGGAGTGGTATAAGGGCAGTGAGGTGAGTGTTGACCACATTGAGCCTGTAGGCAGTCTAAATAATTATGAGGATTTGCCCAAATTCGTGGAACGATTGTTCGTTGGAGAAGACAAACTAGATGTATTGTGCAAGAAATGCCACGATACCAAGACAAAACAAGAGAGGCAAAACAGATGAAAATAGTATATAAGCAAAAGATACTCGACAAAATCCTAGATGCTAAATTTATAGCCTCAGACGATAATAAGACGATTGACTATATACTACTTACCCAAGAGGAGTGGCAGCAACTTAAAACAGAGGTTAATTTCGTAGACTGGCACGATTCTGACTATGGCCTTGACAGAGATCATGCAGTTGTGTTTGGAATCAATATCAAGAGGACATACAAATGTGATATTGGATATGGCACAGAGCACGGCCCTTGGGGGACTAATGCATGAGAGATCATCTCTTCATCCCAGATACACAAGTACACCAAGGAGTTCCCCTTGCCCACTTACATGCTCTTGGTAATCTTATTGTTGATCGTAGGCCCGATGTTATTGTAATGATTGGGGATTGGGCTGATATGCCCTCTCTCTCATCTTATGATCGTGGTCGTCGTTCATTTGAAGGGAGACGGTATTTTCAGGACGTAGAGGCATCCATTAATGCCATGTCCGTTCTTCTAGAACCCCTCCACAGACTGCAAGCACAACAGCGACGCAATAAGTCTAGAGTGTATAATCCGTTCATGGTGTTGACGCTAGGCAATCACGAAGATCGGATCTCTCGTGCAACGCAGGAGAGCCCAGCACTTCACGGCACAATTGGTATTAAAGACCTTCGTTATGAAGACTTTGGTTGGCTTGTTAAGCCATTCCTTGAGCCAATTGAAATTGATGGGGTTACATATGTCCACTATGTACAGAATGACAATTCTCCCAATGCTATTGGTAGGGCTCACCTCATCTCTGCTCGCCGTCATGGGAGTTTTAGTTGTGGTCACAAGCCCGGCCTCGATTATTACGTTAGTGCTGGCGTTAGTCCTTCTAACAACCGACGAGTGCAATCAATCATAACTGGTTCCTTCTACATGCATGATGAGGACTATCGCAA